CAGGATGTTGATGTTGATAAATTAGATGTTTTAATTAAAAAGTTTGGTAATGTGGATACATCTAAATTAGGATGATTGAATATGAGCTCAATTAGATCTAATAAATAATTTCTAAATTATCAAATACTTCATAGTTAAATAAATTTTTTATTAAATCCTTATTTAATTTTTGACTCCTTTTAAACAATGAAGATAATGTAAATCCAGGTCGTTTACTTTGGACTTCTTCTTGTGTTTCTTGTGTTTCTTGAGAATTAGGCTTCACAACAACGTCTGGTTTCGCCCTATCGGGTGGTTTTACTCTTAAATAAAAGGAATTATTGCTTGGTGACTCAACACTATTATTTTTAGGTGGCAATACATCTTCAAATTCTTTTGGGAGTTTTTTATATAATGTTTTGAACATATTATCCAATGCATGCTTAACTTTTTTGATAATTTTAGATTTTTCGTATTTATATTTAACATTATCAATTGAATAATCCTCCATAAATGTTACTGTATCATAAGGAAACTGATACTTCATTAATTTTTTACTTATTATTTCTTCATTGTAATAATGTCGTAGATTATTAGCATAAAATTCAGTTAATTTAATTTTTGACATTGATTATTAATACTCAATATGTTTAATTTATATATATATTTTAAATAGGTGACTATATATAATGAATACACCAAGTAATAGACCATTAAATATAAGTATTGATAAAAATAAATTTACAACATCAGACTATAACGTGTTTTATAATTTTGAATCCTTATATAACTTAAAACTTCAAAAAATAACGAGTGATGATATAGAACTTGGTGTAGATGGGATTAAGGTTAAACAAAGTATAACATCACATAAATGTTTTAAGTTTGAAAGTTTTGAATATAATTATATTGATTTAGTTCTTATGCGAAAGCACGACGAATATAGCTATGTAGATAACACGAGTGGAACGACAACAATGCAAGAGAATGCAAATAAATATTCTTATAGTTTTCTTATTCGAACCGCAACCGATGATTTTAGACAAAAACTTCATATTGAAATTCCGATTCATAATTATGATGATATTTCTGATAATTTAGTACTTAAAAAAAATGTTTTATCATCACAGAACGATTTAGCAAGTGAAATAATAAAAAAAATTTATGATAATCAATCTACATTAATAACAAACCTTGAAACTGTAGACTTTAATCCAAAATATAATTTTGATCTAAATAACTTTATTAATGAAACAGAATTCTTTGTATATAATTACTCTGATGGTAATTCGTTATATAGATATCTATTCATTGAACCACAAAATTCAAAAATTGTAGTTTTAAAAGAATACATAGATTACATTGATCAATTATTATCTTATATTAATGTTAATAATATAACACAACAATTAATAACAAGTGATAATTTTGTAACATTTAACAAAACACAAATAAAGAAAACGATCGATGTTACAAAGGAAAATGAAAAGATACTTCCTGAAATATATATCGATTGTCAACCAAGCGACGATGCAAATGCATTATCAAATACCGTCTCGTTGTTCAATAAGTCTACTATGTCAAATACTACAAAACAAACAGTTGATGCATTTGTAACATTTATTTTCAATATATTAATAGTTTTTGTTGTAGTATATTTTTTGTATTATAAACTGCCAAAAATGATTAATTTTAGTAGTATTACTAAATCTACTTCATCTGCAGCAGCCACTTCCTCTGTATAAATTCTAAATTGTATTAATTATTTAGAATTTATAATTAAAGTACTTTATAAGGCATATTTTCCTCAACAGAAGCTACGAACTTTGCATTTGGGTTTTCTCTCTTTTTAATTATTGGAGCCATATTGTTTACAACTTCTTCTTCAACTTGAACATTATAAGCTCCATTATTTAACTTCTTCATTACACCGGTTCTTTTCTTAGTTTCGCTTTTTCTCATAAAATTAGAAAATAGCTTGTTCATATGTTTAATATTTTCATATAAGTAAATTAAAAATAAAAATCCAAGAATAGGATGTAAGAATACAAATAACAGAATTGTAACAATTATACATAAAACAATGCCAAGGGGCGAGTTTATAAATTGAGTAGTTTTCATGTTCATTTTAACATCAAATAAAATCATAACTGCTAAAACAACACCCAATAAATTCTCGACTGTTAATAATTTTTTTGCCTTATTGGATATTTTAATTTTTGGTTTCATTTATACTTTATAAATATATTATATTTTCAAAATTCAAATATTATTTAAACACTTAACTACATAATTTGCTAACAATAAGTTAATTTAGAATGTATATTGGAAAACATGGGTATACAATTAATAAATGCGAATTAGATAATACATCAATCGTGCAAATAAAAAAAGATATGAATGTTAAACCATATCAAGCATGTAAAATTGGAGGACCGGTTTCATCATACCCAATTTATAGAGAGTCTACTTCTAAATACTATCTGCCGCGTTATTATGGCATTGAAAAATTTGGAAACGTTAATAAAAATGTCTTATCTAAAGGAATTTCAATAGATACTCCATTTGAAGGTGATTTATTTGAATATCAAGTAAATATCGTAAATAAATTTATAGATTTTGTTGGAGATAGCGGAGGAGGGTTATTAGATGTTGAGCCTGGTAAAGGTAAAACAGTTATGGCGTTAAATATTATTTCTAAACTTGGTGTAAAAACTCTTGTCGTTGTTCACAAAAGTTTCTTGTTAAACCAATGGAAAGAGAGAATTGAACAATTTTTGCCAAACGCACGGATCGGGCTTATTCAAGGAAAGACGCTTGATTATAAAGATAAGGACATTGTTATTGGTATGATACAAACTTTGAGTACAAAAACCTTTTCTGACGATATAATACAAGAGTTTGGATTGTCTGTTTACGACGAATGTCATCATTTAAGTGCTGAAGTATTTTGTAATGTAATGATTAATGTTGTCACAAATTATAATTTAGGACTAAGTGGAACAATGACGAGAAAAGATGGTCTTACAAAAGTATTTAAGTATTTTATTGGTCCTGTAATTCATAAAGAAAAGACTGATAATAATACACCGGTTTTAGTAAAAGTTGCTACATTTAAATTGGATTGTGAAAAATTCAATGAGACAGAGAGAGATTTTAGAGGTAATCCGATGTATAGTAGGATGATTTCAAAAGTAAGTAATAATGAACATCGTATAAATTTCATGCTAAATATTTTACATCATGAATTAAAAGTTAATAATAATCAACAAATTATGATTTTAGCTCATACAAAAACTCTAATCAAAACCTTATATGATAATTTAAATGAAAAATATCCAGATAATGTTGGTCTATATATTGGGGGTATGAAAGAAGATGCTTTGAAGGAGAGCGAAAGTAAACAATTGATTATTGCAACATATAGTATGGCATCAGAAGGTCTTGATATTAAAACATTAACTACACTTCTTATGGCAACACCAAAGTCTGATGTATGTCAGTCTGTAGGTAGAATTTTAAGAAGCAAACATTCAAATCCACTTGTTATCGATATATTAGATACACATGATGTTTTCATGTCTCAATTCAATAAAAGAAAATCATATTATCTGAAAAAAAAATATGATATCCATGTGTTTGAAAGTTTGAATGATTATATGGATAATAATTTTTATGATATTAAAATAAAAAAAGAGAGAAAGAAGAAAGAGACAACCTGTTTTATTAATTTATCTTAAGATATATTATAACATGAATAAATCAGTAGTTCTCGGTGTAAATGGGGTTTTATCTATATTCGCAGTAATTATTCTTGTAAAAGTATACCATTATCTTGTAGATATGGAATCGTGTCCGTGCTTTCAATCCAGTCAACATAAAGATATGAAAGTTGATTTGGAATATATGAAATTTTATCAAGTACTTGAGATTGTAACAACTTTAATATTCTTTGGATCTCTATTTATCTACAACTTAAAACATAAATCTATGAAAGGAGGTGGTCGTATTGGTATGAGATTTATATCCATAATTTCATTTATGATATTATTATTTATTTTTGGATATATGACGTATAATGTATTAGGATTTTATATGAGTATTAAAGACTCTTGTAAATGTGCAAATAAATGGCAAAAGTATTTCATTTACTTACAAGGAATTGGCGCAAGTATTTCTACACTCCGGCTTTTATATGGATTTTTACTTGTAGTAATGATTATATTGGCAGGAATAAAACTTTAAATGTTTCCATCGATAAAAAATTCAAAATATTTTTTACTTACTTTTATTTCATTATTTGAGGTTTCATTACTACAATAATCATTATAAATTTGATGAATATTCAGATCTTTATGAATTGATTGAATATTCATATTTTTTAACGCAATGCTTATTTGTTTCTTTTTATTCCATAATGCACATCCATAATTTTGAATATATTTTCTATCAATAATAACAATATCTTCAAACATATTTTCTAACATTTCAATAATTATATCTTCTGTTATTTTTGATTTTTTTCGATCATTGAATTTGTGGAAAAGATCTAAAATTTCACTAACTTCAAGAAAAAGTTCACTTTCATCATAATAGCATTGTGTTTTCCAAAAATTTATAAATGTTTTTATATGTGGTATATAACTTGACGATAAATTTAAAAATACATTTTTTTCATTATCAAATGGCAGTTTATTTTTTAGATTAGTAATTAATTCATCATACTTAATATAATAATTTATTCCAAATACTTTATCATGACAAAACTTTTTCCATAAAACAATTATATCATTTTCATTTACAAATTCAGACGGATCATCTGTAATACAAAGACTTTTTTCTATGAAAAAATCAGTGATATTATCTTTTGAATTATTTTTCATAAAGTAAATTTGATTACTTAAATCGTCATTAATTGAATATTTTGATAAGTTTGAAATAAAATCATCCGATGAATTAAACCGTTTAGAATAATGAAGACCAACGCAAATTAGATTTATAAAAAAACGCTCATCAAGAGAGAAATACTCACATTTAAAATCAGATGATTGCAACACACGGCATTTGCTTAAGTCATGATCATGATACTTTAGTTTGAAATAATTAGATATATTTGTCACAACAAAATACAAATTTACATATTTAGATATATATTGAATAAATTGCTTCATTGATGCATTGATAAAAGTAATATTATCATATTTTCTATTTATAATATCACCAATAACAGTAATAAAATATTTAGCATGATCTTTTGTACTAAAAATATTGGGCACAAAAAAATTTAATATATATTGTATTGTTTCTGAATTTGGAACATTGTCATTAATGTGATATTTTGTTTTTATTAATTTTATAATTTTATTTTTTATTGTATATTTTGTTTCCATTGTTGATGTACATATCTTCGACAAATATTTTAATAAGTAAGCAGTTATATAATCTTCATTATGTACACGATAATTATTGTTTTCATATAAAAAATAAGTATGGCTTGTTGGATGATAAAAAACTATATTCTCTTGAAAAAATGTATCTATATAAGACATTATCATTTTACACTGTATTTCTTTATTGTTTTTTTGTGTTGATGCAATATAATCATTTATCTTTTTTAATGTTGTTATATCACCCGATTCTTTGAATTTATCAAGTTGTACATTTATTTCACTAATAATAACATTAAACTCATTCATTAAAAGATAAATTAAAAATATATCTAAGTACTTTAAAAGTAACAAATGCAAAATCCATATTTAGACCAAAAAAAAGATCTAAATATAAATAGTTTACATAATACTAATCCAGATAGTTTAGTTAATACGGTTGATGTATATAGTATTAAACGACCAGTAGATGTTGTAGAAAATGTTGTTATTGATAATAAAATAAATACAAATATTTCAGACTATACAATTGATGATATTTTTAAACTGTTAGATATAAACATAGAAGAACAAAGTGATTATAACAGTGTTAAAAATGAAATTGAAGAAAAAATAAACAAACATATTGATATTTTTAAAAACTTGAAAAATGAAAAACTTGTAGAATTCTTTAAAAGTCTAAAGGGGTCGATATTAGGAGATACTGTAAAAGAAAATATGACGGAAGCTCAGCAATTATTACATATATATGAAGATGTTTTGAATGAAAACAAGCTGGTTGAAGAGGAATTTATAACAAATATGGATAAGTCAAGTGGGGTGAATTCTACACATCGTAACGTTATTACAAAAATTTTATCAGTCGATTCATTACTACGAACCAATCAAGAAGATTTAAGTACAGAATATACGTGTGACTTAACGTATAATATAACTAATGTTACGGAAATGAAATTAAATGATATTGAATTTGAACCAACATATTATATAATTAATCATGCGCATGAAACTAATTATTTTTGGTGTAAATATAATATTGGTAATATTTTACAGTTTATTTATGTTTATTTACCAGACGGAAACTATACAGCAGAGTCACTAACATCGTATATCAATACACAATTTGATAATAATAATGTACCACTTGAAATAAACGTTGATATATCATATAATTCTATTACAAGTATATCACATGGAACACATCGAACAACAATTGGATTCAAAAGTACCGCAGATTTGGACACATTTTATAATCTTGAATTAAATTTTCAAGCAAATCGAATTTCAGAAACAGATGTATCGTATTCATACCAAACGATGCAAATATTTTCACGAGATTTAACATTGAGTTCAAATGAACATGATAATGCGATAAACGAATATTTTTATACAACAAATACTTCAAATTTAAATACTCTTTTGGGTTGGATTCTTGGTTATAGAGTTGCAACATATACAGGAAATATATCTTATATTAGTGATGCAGTGTTTAATATAAACGGACCAAGATATTTCTATTTAATAATTAATGATTTTAATGTTCATACAAATATGAATTTTCTCTCGTCGTCATCTACTGGGTTATTGCTTGATAATATAATTGCAAAAATAATACCAAGAAAATATCCATTTAATTCGCAGGTTAGAAATGATTATACTATTTACAGCGAAGAACGAAAATATCATGGTCCAGTTGATATAAATAAATTAGAAATTAGGTTGATTGATGAATTTGATAGAACAATTGATCTTAATGGAACTGAAATTTCATTCTCTCTTAGTTTCCAAACCTTATATGCTACCAATCAAACTGTCAATTAATTGTTTAATTGTATTTTTCAAGTAAATATAATTACAAAAAGAATGAGTTGGGGTATTATATTCAACAATTTCATATAACCTTAATATAGGTTCAATTAATATATAATTTTCAATATTTTTATAGTATTTTTTGAAATCTGTATATTTTTTTAAATTATAATAGATAGCCCCTTCAAATTTTGTGTTCAATAAACAAATATTTTTCCAAGGTAAATCGCCGTTACTTATAAGAAAAAACATCATAAAGAAAATAGAAATGATATCATCTTTTGGGGAATAAATATATTCTGACAAATGAGTATTATAACTACTGAATAATTTATTACCTATAAAAGTAGTTGACTTTACAGATGATTCGTATTGCTTTGACATCCCCATATCAATAATACATAATGACTTATTAGAATCAAACATAAAATTTTCTGGTTTTATATCACGATGTATTAGATTCAGCTTATGAAAGTTTTCAATTAACTTAATTAACATACCAATAATCTTTAAGTTTGATATTTTCATTTTTTCAATTGAATCGTTATAATAATGTAATTCGTAGTATTTATCAAGAGATGTATCCAGTTTTTTCATAATTATAAAGTTACGATCTTCTAATTTACCGAATGATTTTATTCCTGCAATTTCACTCATATTATTTTTTTGAAGGTAGATGTAATTATTAATTTCATTTTCAATTAATCTTTTTGATATTTCATCATAGTCAAATTTTACCGCAACTTTAGTTAATTTGAAAATATGTCTTGCTTCATATACAGTAGAATATGTTCCTTCTCCTATCTGTTTTGTAACACGATATTTGTTAAGAAGAATCTTACCAATCATATGGTATATGTATTTATAATATTGCTTAAAGCTTTAAACAATATTATATTGAGATTTGTATGATATAATGAATGGACCTATTTTTATTAAATCACTTCCATTTTCAATAAGTGAATTTCAAGAAAAGGCAATATTTGCAATTGAAAATGGAAAGCATGTTCTTGTTACAGCACATACCGGTTCAGGAAAAACATTACCAGCTGAATTTTCTATTAAATATTTTACATCGCAAAATAAAAAGGTCATTTATACATCACCTATTAAGGCATTGAGTAATCAGAAGTATGAAGAATTTTCAAGAAAATATCCAGATATAGATGTTGGTAT